TTCATAATCATCGTTTAGTACACCAATCAAACTAGTGGTAGGGATACCACGAATCTTACCATCAAACATATCATGGATATGATCATGGTGTGGTTCAATGGATTCACCAACACTATATTTGTTAAACTTCATGTCACCTGTAGTTGACCAAAAGATATCAGAATTGGTATTCTCTTTAATAAAATACTTTTTGTTGTATTGTATACAGAGGTCTCTAATATATGGAAAGATCTTTTGACGACACTTATCATTCTTTACTGTAGAAAAGTCACCTTTACTATATGAAGATTGATCTTTAGCATCGTACCAACCATGATCTTCCCACCTATCTTTCTTCTCCAATCTCTTGATTACATTATCACACAGATCCTCTGGTAGAAGATTCACTTTAAAAATGTAATCTTTAAGGTGAGGATACTTTAAACTCAAGGCTCTAGTGCAATGTAATAGGTCAGGTCAAGATTCTTGTGAGACCATTCAGAAATCAATTGGTCAGATACTTTCACACGATAGTCTCCAAGAACCAATCTAACATTCTCATACTTAATGTTAAGAGAATACTCCTGATCAAATGTACCATCAACATTCTGTTCGAATGTGTTGGTAGTATCATTCTCTTTGTCTCTAAGAATGAGTCTGATATTTCCTTTGGTTGTATCAAAGGTTAGATCTGGAAGATCATAGCACCTAGATGCTTTACCAAGATTTGAGAGATCAGAACTAGTAACATCAAACTCGATATTACCACCAGGAAATTTTACATTTTTCTCTGGAGCAGACTTGAGCGTAATCTCAGGGTCACTAAAATAATACTTAGCTGACTGACGACCGCCACGAATAGTGACAAAATCCCTACCCATGAAGTCCAGTTCAGGACTGTCAAACAGACCGAGACCGACCAGAAACTGACTAAGGTCATATATAGCGAAGTCATCTGGAAAGCTTTCCTCGCAGGTATACTTAGATAAGATGTTCTCTGCGTTACTGATGGTTCTGATAACATTTCCTTTCCTAAAAACAATACTGGAATTGATTGAACAATAGTTTCCCAGTACATCTATTGTGTTTTGGGATAATTTTACTTTACTTGTCATAATCAACGGTGAATGTGGTAGAGGTACTGGCCATAGAATCTGCTCTCGCAGTCTTATCATTAAAGTGTAGGAGTAATAGACCATAGTGAATGATCTTTATGATATCCTTACGTGCTGATCCTTTGCGATCATAACGTGAGGCATATTTGAGAACATTGCTTCTGCAAAATGCTTCTGCATCTCCTACCGAATCAATGAGGTCAAGGGTTTGCACGTTACCTGCGGAGTAATGACCCCTATAGGTACTGCTAATATAATCGTGAATCTCCTTGAGGAGTTCATCTTCATTATATTTCATCAAGGTGTCCATACATACTGAATCTCTTCATAATAGCACTCTTTGTGAGAACCGTCAAGATTTAAAATAGAAATCTTATCCTCACGAACGTTGAGTACTCTGGCAGTGGCACCACCCTTAAGGGAGATGACACTACCAATAAACTTACAATCTCCTGATTTAATCATTTAGATAATCCCTTTCGGTTTTGTACAATGTGTCTGGATTTTTTAGAATCTCAATACCACGTGCTATTTCTGGATAGAACCATTCGTCTAATGGTTGTGAACAATTCTCCCAATTGACTGGATGAACACAGTTCACAACCACCACAGAAAAGAACGCAGTTATGTAATTAAAGATCTGATACATCTGGATCGACTTGAATGTCTGCATCAATCTTATCATACAAATCTAAGAATGACTGCTTTGTTTCATCATCGAAACGATTAACACATAACTTAATTGCTTTCAAACGATCCTGCCAGATAGCAAAAGCACGAATGATGTGTACCAATCTACGAGTTGAAATAACCTCATCGATACCACCATCCTTAAATGTTCTGCGAATAATGTCAGACCAGTTAGCAAGGTTAGCACAGAATGCTTCATCAAGTACACCTAAGTTACCAGATACTTTCTCAAGAATCTTTTGCTCAGTCTTAACAGAAGGATACTCTTGCTCAAATGTCAATGCAAATCTTTCTAGGAATGCTTCATTCAATACATTAGTACCAATGAACCTACCATCCTCACTACCCTTACCTTTAGTATTGGCAGTAGCAATGACATTGAATCCTGGTTTTCTATCAACATACTTACCAATCTTCTTAAGGAATACACCCTTGCCTTCCAAGATAGATTGAAGACACAAGATCTTATTAGAGGCAAGATCAACTTCATCTAAAAGGAGTATAGCTCCCCTCTCCAAAGCCTCGACAACAGGTCCGTTGTGCCAAGCAGTTGCACCATTAACAAGACGGAACCCACCAATAAGATCATCTTCGTCAGTTTCAATAGTAATGTTTACACGAATGAGTTCCCTATTTAGTTGAGCACATGCTTGCTCTACACTAAGTGTCTTACCATTCCCTGAGAGTCCAGTGATGAACGTAGGATAGAATAGTTTAGATGATATAATTTTCTTAACATCAGAGAAGTTTCCAAAGGGAACAAAGTTTGGATCCTTTTGTGGTTTCAAATTCTGTTGAATTTCTGGGATAACAGAAGGGGAAGTGATCTGTCTTTCAAGTTGATCCTTAACCTTCTCAATATTCCATGTACCACGTTGTACATAAAAACTACGTAAACGTTTTGTTGTAGTTGCATAACCGACTCCAAAATGCGCCGCTGCCTCACGTACATGATCTGCATTTATATCTGATCCATGTTTGTCAGATAGGTAGTTCACAAGTTGGGTGGTTGTTAGATCAGACTTTGCTGGCATTTTTTCTAATTTGTTTGTATGTACTTATTATAATGAAAAACCCCTCCTTGTGGAGGGGTCGTGTGTCACTTGTTGAACTGGATCTTTGTGTTGTCTGGTAGCGTCAGTGTGACACTAGATGACTTCTCAAAGTACCTATCCATCCATTCCCCAGTTTCACTACGTGGTGCTTTAGGTGCAGGTGTGTCGAAATTAAGAACCTCCTGTATTGGAATGTCTTCTTCTACTGGAAGTGTAGCCTCAGTACCAACTATAGGATCATCATATAGATCAAAATCTTCACCGAAGTTGACACTACCTTGATGAACCTGCTTACTCTGCTGGAATAAGTTAGGAAGGTGGGGTCGGAATTTATATAAAGCAGGGACTACGTTCTTGTTCTTTTGAAAGATGGCACTCAAACGTTTGGAAACATCGTTCCAATCTTTCTCAGTCATTTCCTTGTAGACCTTTGGGTACTTATCCCTGAAGTAACTCTTAGCACACTTCTTCGTGAACTTCAACTGACTTCCTTCTGGATTTTCATGGATCTGGCGTTTTAGAGCCATAGTGAAAATTTTATCGTTATGGAAATTTTCGTACTGTTTGTATTCTGGACACAATTGTTTGAGTTTTCTCATAGATTTGTTAGATTTGGCCTACTTTAGTATAGTATAATATGGTAAAGGGTAATTGTCAAGCAACGTACCCTATAAAAGAATTCAACAACTTCTTGTTGGAAGACTTAGACTTCAACATTTTTTTAAATGCTCTGGAGATGTCTGCCTTCTTAGATCCTGATTCTACATCAAACTCTGTAGTGTTGTCAAGTGCGGTTTGTTGTATGGCATAGAGAGCAGTGTATCCAAGTGGATTTGGAACAATAACAGACTTGTGCTTTCTCCATTCAGACTGTATCTCACTGTAGTTTGATCCAAGCTTGGAGTATCTGCAAACAAACTCTTGGAGTCTGCTACCACTCATGATTCTAAATCCTATAACATTAACTCCAGTGTTTCTATCCCGAACTTGATTCAATAGTTGATTAGTCAAACCAACATATGAATTGGTTAATGGCTTGTATACGATACCTGTCTTGCGATCACGTAAGGCATTACCATAACCTATCTTGCTAGGATAAACTCTTGGTTCTCTTCTGTCAGGATCAGTCTGTCTTCCATAACCAGAACAGCATGCTTCACCATCAGTAAGAATAACTGCATTTACTTTCTGAAGATCATTCGCTTGTTTGAATTTGGGAATGATATAGTTAAGCATAACAACTGCTTCATTCAATGGAGTACCAGAAAGATTCATACCTTCTGGAATCTGATAGCACCCACCACGATTAATATGGTAAGCATATGTTATTCTCCAGATGTTTCTGCATTGTCTTTCATAATCACGTGAGTTACTACGTGATGAAAGAATATTCATTAAATGCAATTCACCTTTTGGAAGATGGAACTCACCCAATTTTGGTGGTTCAGTATTCCTATCATGATAATAATAAGAATGTGCTTCTGGATCATTACTCTTTATTAGATCAACAATTCTCCACTCATTAGTGAAAGCATATACTTCAAACGGAATCTGAACCTTCTTACAGAATGCAGTAAGGTTAAGAAGTTGTTTGTAAGTTGCATGTAATTGATCTGCCATTGATCCAGACCAGTCTAGTAAGAATATCAATCCATGATTCTTACCATCAGGTACAACAGTTACCTTCTTGAATAGATCTTCATTGTACTTATAGGTATGAAGTTTGGTGCAATCAAGTACACCAGTTTTAGCAGTACTAGCACGTGCATATGCATCAGCAGACTTACGACACTCAAACTCTTTGACAAGATAGTTTACTTCTTTCTGTGCTTCTTTTCTATGAGAAGCATACTCAGAATCTGCATCATCCAACCCTGTCTGTTTCCAATAAACTGTACCATCTTCACCCATAGAAATCTTTGGTGGTGGTGCTTGAGCAAATCTGGAATCTATCCAATCATGAACCTCTACCCAGTCAACAAGATAATCATCTAAGTCAATAGAATCTGGAATCTCGAAGTACTTAATATTGTACCCACCAGAACTAGAAAGTTGAGAAGCAGAACCATCAAATGATCTTTGTGTTTTAGATTCTTCTGCACCTTCTTGTCCACCTTCATTTCCAGGAGTAGAACCACCTGTTGTTGATCCACCAGAACTAGTCTCATAATCTTGATCTACTTTAGGATCTTCTTCATCTCCTTCACCTTCACCTGGTTGTGATGGTTGTTCCAATGAATTAGAATCTTCCTTCTCACCATCTTCAGATTCACCATCCAATTCTAATCCACTAAGATTAGGTACGTCTGCTTCCTTCTGCTTCCTTTCGTTCTCTGCTTTAGTATACTGATAGATCTCATCTGCTAGAGCACATACTTCTTCAAATGTTTCTGTCTGTTCTACACGAGCAACAAAACCAAGTTCGGAATCTGAAAATGGAATCAATGCAGTAGGACCAACCTTATAGTGTAGGTTGATACGATCAATCAATATAAGTCCTGCAATATTCTCACCTTCGATTTGAAAGAAATCTTGATCATTTAATTCTTTGTATCCACCAGCAAAACTCTTGCGTAGACCAGGATACTTACGCTTCATGAATTTCTCAATACGTACGTCTTCTACAACGTTCACATAATCTTGTGGACATTGTACATAGTCAGTATAATCTTCATTAGGAGTATATAAAGCATGTCCAACTTCATGACCTACAAGCATATCATACACAACACCACTTGCCTTATCCCACTGTGGTAGTTGAAGAACTCTACGATCTACATCAAATGAAGCAGTAGGAATATCATTCCTGTGCTCTACTATAAGGTTCTCTGTCGCAAGAAGTTTTGCAAGATTACCTTTGATCTCCTGTCTCTGACGTGATTGATGCTCGAATGCCATTCTTCTTTTTTTGTTGATGCACGTATCATAGTATAAAACCCACGTTAGCCAACCAGTGCGTGTGTCACTTCGTGAACTGTCTCCTGTATGGTCGAATAATTCTTATCCTTGACAACATTGACAGTCCTATCAAACTTGTCATTGAGTTGCTCCTTATGACTGATCACAAACACATTAGTGTTGTCATCGAAGTTACGTAGGATCCAACCAAGATCAGAAGCACCAGACTGGTCAAGTGAACTGTCAAATATTTCGTCTAGTATAAGAAGGTTGGTGTCCACACTATTCTTAAGCTTAGCAACAGAACGCCAAGTAAGCAAGAGAGCAATATCTATACGTGCTTTCTCACCCTCACTGAATGATTCATATGTAAAGACATCACGGTATCTAGACTTGATAGTTTCATCAAAATTCTCATCAAGAGTAAAGTTAACATAAAAATCCATACTCTGAAGATACTGATTGATCAGTTTATTCATTGTAGGAAGATAGGTCTTGATGATTCTAGTCTTTATACCACTGTCCTTTAATAATGCAATAGCAGCAGATAGAACATCACGATCCTTCTTACAATCCATAGTTGTTTGCTTAAGCTCTTTCTTCTCTGCTACCAATGATTCTAACTTAACAAACTCTGCTTTCTTATCTGGGTTGGAACCTTCTAGTTCTAGAACCTCACTATGAATATCACTAATAGTCTTACGTATAGATACCAAACGATAATTCACCTGTGCTATTGATGCATTTAACTCTGTCACCTTCTTTGACAAAGTGACAAACTTATCATTCCTTTTCTTCTCATCTTCAATAGCCGTCTGAAGTTCTGAATGACCAGTGTCCATATCCTTGATCTTAGTCTCTAAAGCACCAGTCATAGCAAACACAAAGTTCTTCTCAAGATCCTGATGGCATGTAGGACACTCATCATTATCCTCAAAGAACTTATGTTCCTTCTTGCATGTTTGTAATTTCTGATTTAACTTTATCAAAATTGTGTTGAGTTTATCTAGCTTGTCAACAGAGTTTGCATATTCTTCCATCTCTGTATTCAAAGAGTTCACTTGCTCCACCAAAGAATTTATTTCTCCGTTAGCAGTTAACTCTTCTTGCTCAGACTCTGTGATCTTCTCTCTCTTTCTATCGATCTCTTCTTTGTTCTTCTTCTCCAACTCAAACATATACTTTTTCTGAAGTTCAATCTTCTCTAAAAGAAGATGCATCTGATAATCTAAATCCTTAATCTCATTACCATTATCCTTTACTCTATCCTTCAATCTAATATTCATTACAGAGAACACTTGAATGTCTAGAATATCTTCAATGATCTCTCTTCGTTGTACACTAGGAAGACGCATGAAAGGAACAAAGGTACTTGATCCTAACACAACAATCTGAGTGAATGACTTGAAGTTCATCTTCAATATATTCTGCTCTAGATTCTTTTGTTGATCTACTGCCTTTGCATCCTGATCCATCATCTCACCATTGCAATGGATCTCAAACTTATTAGGTTTGATACCACGTACAATCTTATAGTCCTTACTACCAATACCAAACTCTATCTCAACCAATGTGTCCTTCTCGTTGACACTATTGATTAACATATTTTTACTAATCTTCCTGAATGGTTTTCCAAACAAAGAAAAGGTCAACGCATCTAAGATGGTTGACTTACCAGAACCATTAGCTCCAACAATCAAGGTATTACGAGTCGCAGATAAATCTACTTCGCTAAATGTATTACCCGTGCTCAGGAGGTTTTTCCATCTTATCTTGCGAAAGTGAATCATAACTATCAGGTGGAACTATAAAATCGTCTTCTGTAATAATACTATATCGTTGACCAGACATAGAACAAGCATGCATCATTTGTTCGAAAACAACATCAACCACCTCTAGCGGTGGATTGTTCTCATCTGTAATATCAATCAGATCAACATACCTAGTTGCATCATTCTTATTCACAAAAATAGGAATGATACGGTCGTCATCCGCATCCAATACAGAGTATACACCCTGTGGATGATCTTTGATAGTGATGACGAACATAGAATTTATGAGACTTCACACGCTTCTATGTATAGAGATTGCATCAGGGTCTTCAGGTCGGATTTATCGACTTGGAGATCCACCTCATCTATGTACTCACCCAATAGGGTTAGAGTATCCTTTACGTTCAATTCTACATCATCATCTATAGCCGTGTCAACCAGTGTCTCAATAATTTTTACATCATGAGCACCATTATAATACAAGCCGTCAATTAAATTCTCAAAATCGTTTGGTTTCTGCTTCTCCTCTACAACAACTTTAACATACTGGTCCTTGTGAACAGTAGTGTCATACTCATCATAGTTACGCTCAATATCATTATAGTATATCTTAGCAAACATATCAAAAGGATTTTTGATGTATGTCAGTCTATCAGTATCTGTATCATATATGTGGAACCCTCTAGTATCTGCATAATCATTCCAGAACATCTGGTATGGGTTACCTAAGTATTGGATGTTACCATGCTTAGACTTGTGATGAAAGTGTCCAGACCATACACGATTAAACTTTTTAAAATCTGCTGACTTGAATCCACCATTAAACTTATGTCCTCTCATTACTTCAAACCCATCTATCTCTAGATGTCCTGCACAGATAGGAGCATTAGATTCTTCTATAGCTTTCACTGCTTCATTACGATTACCTGAATTAATCCATGGTAACAATAGAAAATCTTTACCACCTAGTTCCAACGTAACAGGATTAGAGTAGATAGTTATATTATTATATTCTTCTAGTAATAGTTCGGGGGAATTGATCCTATTGGTATTTTTATAATAGGTACAATGGTTCCCCAGAATCATGTGTACATCATACTTTCTAAGTCTGTCGAAATAATCAGTTTTAATCCTCGCAAGAGTACTAAAATCCATAGACTTTCGATTATCAAATGTGTCACCAAGATCAAGGATGGTATCGATACCGTGTTTCTCAAGTGTTGGGAAAAATATTTCATTATAAAACCTTTGAAAGTAGTTCCAGAATGCTAAGGATCCTTTACGACCATCTAGGTGCTGGTCTGTAATAATTGCTATCTTCATTTAGATCTGTTTATCAAGCTGATAAACTTGTCTGCTGCAAATGTACCAGCAACACATACATCTATCTCGTCACCATCTTTCCAATTCTCAGTACCATCCTTCTTGGTATGAGCCAATGCTACTGTGAGATCATCTATAATCTTTTGAGTAATCTTCATAGCATTCGTGTCTTAATGTTATATACTGCTCTGGTATCAGGATATAACTCCCTCAACTTCTTAACTACTGCTAATTGTATTTCAAGGAGTGCCATAAGGTTTGATTATAATACGGTTGTTTTCATAGTCTGCTATAAACTCTAATGCAACTTCGTGATCCCACATGAGTTCTTCGTACATTGCATTAAGTCGATCCATGTCTTCCCATAGATCATTTAGATGTGGTGGCAAATGATCATCCGTCTCCATCGTTCTTAATCCTCCGAGGTACTTTAATAGTCCATGCTGGTGCAACTAAATCCACCATTTCAAACTGTGCTCTTGCCTTCTCTCTTGCCTTTGCTGCCTTTTCTAATTTATTCAATTCATCCTCTCGACCTGGTTCAGGTTGTATCTCACCATAGTGAGGATCCCAAATCTCAGGGTGTTCATGGTTCTCAAAGAACTCAAGTATAGTTTGATCTATCATACTATACAAAGTGTCCCATGTTAGAGTTCTCCGT